TAACAGGATCCTGCTTATTAATGGTCGTCAAAGAATTTTCAATGTACCATCCACCTGGACCTTGAAATCCGTGATCAAAAATTCGAATAAAAGGAACATCTTCGTTAACAGGTGCAGGAAGGAAACGAATTATCGCATAACCATTACCAGCCTTATCAACTGTGGGAGTCCAAAAACGATCGTCGGAACCTTTGTTCTCGTTTCCAGAGAGTTTGTTTAGTTCAGAAGTAAGAGCTTCAAGTGACTTCTTACCAGACATTGCTTTAAGCTTAGAAAAATCTACCATATTTGTATCTCCGTATATTTGTATGTTTGTATTGCGTTATATGTTTATTGTTGGACTTTTGGTCCGCAACATTATTTATTATAATGCAAAAATGCATTATGTCAAGTTTTTTCTTTAATAGTTACATAATGAGCACCTCCATCCCATGGCATAAATGGGATATCTAAAAATTTAATATCTTTGTTTTCACCAAACTTCTTCAAAAGAACTTCTTTAATGTATTGATCGTTATCATAACCAAAAATCTTGTTTGAATATGCAATCAACCAGTTTTTAGTGTTCGGAATCTTAGAAAGAATGTTGTCTCTTAAATCGATAGGCATTTCAGTCAATGACCAAGTAGCAATAGCAAGATCACTGCTCTCTAAATTATTGAAATCAGAAACATAAGTTATGTTATCGTATCCTAAACGATCATGATAATACTTTTGAATATTCATTAGTTCAGGAAAATCATAGATTATATATTTTCCCTTAAATCCAAGTTTATTGATAATGTCAGCAAGATCACCAACACCAGCACCAAACTCAATAATGCTCTCCATTTTTTGAATAGAATCTATATCAAATCCACAAAGAATGAGATGAGCCATAAGTTGAATGCGATTCATTGTGGTCTTGAAATCTTCAAACATAGAAAGATGAATTAAATCGGCTTCAGTTAAACCAATCATTGGTTCTTCAAGAGCAAATTTCCATCTTGAATCTTTCTTTGTTTGATCCATAACGCATTCTATGTAATCATAAAATCTTGTACGTGTGATAATCGGAACGTTCCAAACAGAATCCCAAACCTTAAATCTTTCTTTAGGCAATGTTTCGAAATCATGAGCAAATACTTGACGCATAGTCGGCCAATATGTTTCATCATTAATTCTCTTCGCTCTAGTCATCTTTTGAGAAAATTCTGAATTTGGATTAAAATCTGAAAAAATCGGAACAGGATAATTCATAGGTGTAATTTGATTTTGATTGGTGCTGTAATTAAACATTTCCATAATTTAAAACCCTCATTTAAAATAATCAAACAATATAGCTTTTATCTTCTCTTTATCATACTTGATAAATGGTGTGTATTTCTCAATTTTGATTCTTGTATTGTCCCAAATCAAATCATATTGCATTTTAGAATCCCAATGCTTCTTCGCACCAGTCATTTCTAAAAGTATGCAAATCGTCTCTAATGAGATTTCTTTACCCAAATACTTCTTTAATAAGATCGGATGTTCGTTGTTCTTAATAATAAGATTGTCGTCAAAATTCGAATCTAATTTACTTAACTCTTGTCTAAATGTATATGATAATGATTGTTGACGTTTCGACCAATCTTTGTAAATTTTCTCTGCCGATTCACTGTATGCAATATCACGAATCCATACTTTAGAATCTGCAGCTAAATTCGCAACAAGAAAATTGTGAACATCCGGATGTTTTGCAAGTTTCTGAAAAAATAACTTGTCTTTACGAGAATCAAATGAAGATTGGTTTACTTTTATCTTGCCATTATATTTAAAATAATCATATGATGATTGATTGAAATGATTCTTAAGTGCCAAATATTCTTTATAACATTCTAAAGCAGACATCATTTGCCTTTCATATAATCCCTAAATTTAGCATATAGTTTTGTCTCACGACTATATGCCTCTATCTCCCAAGGCTGCTCCCAGTAATCCATATTATCAGTGTCATATTGTTCGCCTAACCATCGACATTTGTTTACCTTAATATAATCTTTCAATTCTCCCTTAGCATATTGCTTGAGATGTACCATTTCATGTGCAAGTGCTAAAAGCGTAGATCGTTCGCCTAAAGAATCTTTTATCGTAATAATGAAATCTCTGGCAAGATGATTGTCGTATTCCCATTGACAATATCCAATATACTTTTCTCTCGGTGAAAATTTCTCAAATTCTAATGTTAAATTAATTCTGTGATAAAGATTCTCACCAAGTAAAATTTTACCATAAAATCTAATAGCATTCTTGCATATTTTAATAGTTGTTTTCGATGGTTTTCCTTTTGTTCTTATATACATAAGCTTCTCCATCTTTTCTTATATTTAGATGGGAAGCCTTGCTCCTTTCTTCAATATGTTTAAATTCTCAGCCTCTGTTTGAATCTTTGCTTTAAATGCCGGATCTTTCTTAATCCAAAGTGCAACAGTTTCTACTTCTATATTGTTCTTGTTACACCAATATACTACTGCATCGATGTATTCAATGTTCTTCTCAAAACAAAGTGATTCTATCTGATTCGTGAAATCTTCAATTCTTATTATCATTTATCTTGATACCATTAAATGCAATATTCCAACCAAGATTGAATAAATAATGAAAAAGTGTGACCAAAGAAATTATAAGCGGCATTACCCACCATTCATTCGGTGTAATAAATTTACCAACAATACCTATTGGAAACATAGAAATTACAATAATCAATATACCAACAGTAAAATCTTTTACTACCATAATGCGCTCCAATAGAAATGGCGGTCCCTGAAGGATTCGAACCCTCGACCCACGGAGTAGAAATCCGTTGCTCTATCCTGCTGAGCTAAGGGACCATTATACCATTATAACATTATTTTTGATATATGTAAAGCGACAATAGACTAATGTCAAACGATTATAGTCAAACGCCTTGTGAAAAAACAAATTTCGAAAGCTGTTCTGCAATTTTCAAAACTTCCTTAACATCAATCTTCGGATATTCTTCCATTCCTACAGTATTCTGAATAATCGAATTTGCCTCATTCCTATCTCTATATTCTTGAACCTTAGCATAATTCTTATCTACAACAATAGAATTAGCAAGATTCAAAATATCCATTCGTATCTCATACATCGTCTTAGCCATAATATTCTCCATTAATTAGAAATGGCGGGATTCTGTTCCCAAGTTCCCGCCTGACTCGTTTACGCTGCTAGAGCGTAAGATGGGGCATAATTGTCGTTTGCACCTAACGCTTGCTTTCAGTCTACTCGTACCTTTACTACATCTCGTCGAACCTGTTCGCCCCCATCAAAGATACACTAGCCAAGGTTACTCTACCTTTAATTATGATGCATCATGCTAATGTATCTATGGTGGAGGCGGGGAGTATCGCACTCCCGTCCGAAATGCCTATTCCTTACGCATCAATCAACCTAAGCAATTCTATTTATATCATTTTTTAGTAATCGCAAACTCTTCTTCAAATTCCTTCTTAGTCATATAGTATCGAAGAACTGTCTTTATCGCATCACGGTATCTCTTATAATCTTTAAGATCTGCTATCTGATAAAATTTTAATGACTCTTTAGCCTTTAACTCTTCAATGTTTTTACAAAGCACTCTATACCTTTCTAATAGGTTCTGCTTAAGAATATTATCAGCTATATCAAAATCGATTTCAATATCAATTGTCATCTTTTCTCTCTTCTTAAAAATTATTCTAGCTCTTTAAGTAATTCACAACAACGCTTTCGCCAATCATCTCGTTGCCACTGTACCTTCTCATAACTCAATTCAAGATAATCATTCGTAATAAACTTTACTAATGATTCTAACTTCTCTATACGCTTTCGCCTATCTTCAATGACCTTAAATAATCCTCTAATACTCTCTTTCGAATTATAATTTTCCTTAATAAGATCTTCTATGATCTTCTCATGATCTTCAAGCTTAATGTACATTATATACTCTCCCATGCCCAATTCACAACTATCCAATCATCAAGACAATCAACAATCGAATAGTTTTTATCTACGTATTCTTTGCCATATTTCTTACACATCAGACCATACCAGTATGGCCAATACTCATGAATGATCTGTTCTTCTGATTTTGTCACAACGGTATTAGCATTAACATCTTCATCATATTCGTTGTAACAAAAGTATCGCGGCATCACTTCAACTCAACTGAAGGAATAATTGCAGCAGGCTTGAAGATGATACGATAATGATAAACGTCAGTCTCAGCAGCCTTCATCTGTTCCGAGAAATACGTTACGTTATCACTCAACCCAAGGAAGTGCTTCTTATATTCACGCGGACCAGTCTTACAAGTGACAGCAAGTTTCTTATCAGTCTGTGTCTGAGAACAGAGACCTTCAATCGTCAGCATATAATCGCCAGTGATACCGTTGTAGAAAACGATACGACGATTAATTTCAAAGTTGTCCGCAGCCTTTGATAGATTGCTAGATGCAACCTGTGCATCCGAACAACCAGCAAGACCAAGACACATTGCACCAAATATCAAAAGATTCTTATTCATGATTTAATTCCCACATGCATATCTACCACAGTTTTCCCAACAATCTTCTACACCGATGGGACACTTAAACTCTTCACGTTCCCAATACCTACAATAGAAGTAATCGCCACAAGAATCGATCTCTCGCTGAGGATAACCATTCTCAACAAGCCACTTTTTTGTATTGAATGTATTCATATCGCGATCTTCCGGAAGAACCTTCGGAAAGCCATACTTCCAGCCACTCGGTGGGTCAATCATGATAACTTTCTTCTTCATGCTGTTTTCTCCAATAAAAGTTCCATCTGATAGCTGGCTATAGCTCGACGCCAGTATGCGATCGGTTCTTACGCCAATGATACATCTTCTCAAACTTGTCTATAATATTACCTAATTGTTTATTGGCACATATATGATTATACTAATGATATAGTATTAAGTAAATACCTAAACTAAGCTCCGAAAAATGTTTTTTGCTCGAAAAATTTTGCAGAAAAAAATTTCAATATACGCAGTCATACGCAGTTGTGGATCTTGATGAACTTTGTGGTTTGTCAAAGTTTGTCGGAATGTTGCGAAGGGCTAGGGTCCCCCCCACAAAAACCCACGATTCTCTAAAGGTTCAACATTATTTCACGTTTTTCTGCAGTGAAATCTATCACTCCAATAGAGCAACCATCACCACAGAGAACAAGAACAGAGCACACACGAGCACGAACATACCACGTTGGAATTCAGCGGAATCGATATGCATCAAGGACATTCCTCATTTTCGACGACCCATCCAAGACCGCCACAACCAATACACGTTTCATCGTAATCAACGCCAGTGCCGTAACAGCAATCGCACGCTATACGCGTTTTACCACACGTACCATATGCATCTTCGAACAGTTCGCCTTCCGGAGCTTTTTCTGTCCATTTATACGGCATGAGGCAATCTCCTATCTATAGACTCATCATACACCGAACCCGAATTAAAGTCAAACTCCATCACTTGCTCCTCGGTGCGTCAATCAGATGATCGATGCCCACAGTAAGCATTCGCATATGGACCAGAGATAGATCAGACCGATCGGTGACGTGGTTGGTGATCAGCCCAACAATGAACGACTCTAGGTAGCCAGTCGCGTAATCGTCGCCATGCTTACGGAGAGCAGCCACCATCTTGGCTGCGATGACACGTGTTTCTTGCTTTTCGATCTCAGTCATGACAGTCTCCTTTCGAGTTATACTCTATGATACCGCTGGCCCGAATTAAAATCAAGACCCACGGAGACCTTCTGTGGGAGAGAGTGGGAACGGTCGTCCGGCAGCATCCATCAGCCGAACAGCCTCGTCGAAGTCAGGATGACTCCAGAAGCCGAGAACACCAGTAGGAGACGAAGGATCGCGAAGATACGCGGTCACGAAAGCCGAGCCTCCAGTGAACCGAGTACGAGCATAGGCGAAATCCGGATGGACGATGGCTTCGGCGAAGGTAGCGGGACGAGCATTCATGGACCTATCTCCTTATCTCAGCTTATAACCCAGTATACCTCTGACCGGAATTAAAATCAACTCCTGCGACGTGCCTTATAGGCGTCCATGGCTTCGTAGTATCGGTCGTAAGCCAGGTCCATCTCGAGCTTGAGCTTTTCTGCTCGAGGCGTGTCGATCAACATGAGGTAGTCATGCTGGATTTTTTTGGCGATATCGCCACAGGCGAGGACGACGGTCTCGAGATCGGCGAGCGAGAGCAAATTGAAATCGAAGGCCATGTTCATCTCCTTATCTCAGCTTATATTCGATTCTACCTCTGACCCGAATTAAAATCAAATGGGAGAGCCGCAGCGAAGCGAACTCTCCCTAATGCGATCGTCATAAAAATTAATTTGACTTAAATAGCGGTCGTTATTAAACTAGTGCCTTAACCTGATCCTTCGTCAAAAACCTCGGAGGAACAAAGGAATCATCGTCCAAATCTACAACAGGAGTATCACTATCCTTGTCGATCTTCTTCTCAATAGCCCGATCACGAGCAGTAATCGCCTTCATACGAGCAAGGTTTGCCGCCTTGATGCGAGAAACCTCGTCCTCGGTCTTGGGCGCTGCAGATTTGACATTGCCAGTGAATCGATTTTTCTTAGCTTTTGCTTCGATCGGTTTCTCGATTCCGATGCCCACTTCCTTCAAAAGCTTCTTGGCTGGCACTTCCTTAGTGGAAGAGTCCTTAGTGGGCCGTGCTTTCCGCTCGATCACACCAGGAGCGAGTTTCTTCTGCACGACCCACACATACCACTCACGCGCATATCCCTCCTTGAAAGGAATACCAAGCTCGGACTCAAGCGCTGCATTAATCAGCGGCAGCACCACAGCCATCGGCTTGTCAGCGTTGGCGGACATCACATTCACGACCACAGACGTCTTTGTCAGCTTTGTCATTTCCGTTCTCCTTAGCTTATAGAACCATTCTAGCCCGAACCCGAATTAAAGTCAACC